GGCCCCTTAGCTCAGTGGTTAGAGCAGGCGACTCATAATCGCTTGGTCGCTGGTTCAAGTCCAGCAGGGGCCACCAAATTTTATCTTTAAAATCATATAATTAAGCCACTCTACCGAGTGGCTTTTTTGTTGTCTTAAATCTTGATGGCGATGAAATGGCGGTGAATTTCTACCGCCACTTTACTGATGGCATAAAAAAACCCGCTCGCGGCGGGTTCTTCTACATCCATAATTGACGCTGTCCTGTTGGCAATGGGTGCGGTGGTGCAGGATTAATATTGCTGGGTGTAACAATAAAGCGCTCTACCGACTCCAT